AACTATTGCAACTACTGTTGCTCCTGTTGATATGTATTTCAACAATCCACTAGGACCACAATGGCCAGCAACAAACGCAAACACTTACTCAGTAGTCGGTGGTAACACTGCACAGTTCGGTAAGCAAGTACTTTGCAATGTTGGATTCGGTGTTCAAGGTACAGGTACACAATTAGCAAGTACAAGTAGCAATGTTGTAGTTGGTTTAGGTACTGACTTTGCTAATATTGCTAATGGTACAATTATCTTTGCTCAGTATGGAACAAAAGGTTACGGTGCTAATACAGTAATAGGAACAGGCGCTGTAACATTAGTAGGTACAGTTGCCGACAACGTCGGTGATGTAACAGTAGCAGTCGCTAACTCAACTGCAACAGGTAACGTCATTCGCACAAGCGGAAATGCACAGACACTCGTGTTAGACGGCGCAGTAACTTTTGATACCGCATTCGGCGGACTATCAGCAGATACACCTTACTTTGTTAAAACAATCGCCAATGCGACAGCATTCACTGTTTCTGCAACACCAGGTGGCGCACCACAAGCAGTTACATCAAACGCAAGTGTAACAGCAAATGCTATTCAGCAACAACTAGTGTTAGATGATGTTGCGGCAAATAATAGCACAGGTGTAAGTGGTGCAGGTGATACATTCATTCAAGTATTACCAGAAGCAGGCTACATTGTCCGTCAGAAGGGTAAGCAGAAGTATCTCGTAACAGGTACTACAACTGGACTAACCGGTGCTTGCTTCACAGCTAACGTTGCTAACACTGCATTGCTTCCAAACACAATGACAATCACTGCAACTTATGCAAATAGCTCAACTGTTAAGGTTCAGAGCTTGAGCGATCACACTGGTGAATTGTTCACTGCAACATCAGGTCCAGTTGCATTGACAATCAAACAGAAGCTACTCATAACCTCATCAAAGAGTTTCAAGAAGAAAATAAAAAGCAACACGACGAAGTAAACGAGAAAATCGCTTCATTTGAAAAGTGGCGCTGGATGCTTATGGGAGCAGGTGTGTTAGCAGGCGCTATAGGATGGCCCACATTATCAGCACTTCTTGGTATGTAATCAAGTAAGACTGTTCAACTTTTCAATCACAATATCAATATTCACAGTAGAAAATAATCCAGGGTGTAATGGTTTAGGATATAGACCAGACTTTACCCACGCATAGCCTACGTGTTCGTGATTTAATTTAGGAATAAATTCTTCTTCAATTTGACAGAAAAATGTATGATATGTGAAGTTTCCATTCACGAATTTTTGAATAGGAATAATCTTTAGATCAGAAATGTCAAATTGCATTTCTTCAAAGCATTCTCTTTTTATCCCATCAGACAACGTTTCATCATTTTCTATTCCGCCACCTGGGATACTCCACATAGGAGTTTGCTTGTCATTTCTCAATAAGTATAGAAAGCTATTTGTTACTGAACTATAGAAGAAAACGCCGGCAGCTTGTTTTGACATATTAGATAACGATACTGTAATCGCCTTCCCCGTACCATCCTTCATATGACTTGACCCACATGCCTTCAGTAGGTGCATATCTATATTGAATATTAGTAGTTAAATTCGTTACAAATTGCACGGTAGTTGCCTCTTCAGCAGAAAATGCAACTTCCCATTGATTAGAATTAGCATTATATTCTATGATATCATTGGCTGCTGCAACTAAATCTCCCCAAGCAACAGTAGAATCTTCGTCATATCCTATATCTTCAACTATAAGATATCTTACATTTGGCCAAGGTCCCGGCAATCCAGCATTAGGACCAGTCAACTGAGGATTAATGATTGCGTTAATTGGTTCAAGTGTGTTTTGTGGTAGAGTATCTGGGTCAATATTATAAATCAAGAATCTATCATCAACCGGGTTAGGTACAATCGTGCCAACAATATCATCTTCCATATATGGGTTCTGTAACCAAATCTGACTGATACCTGGCTTAATTGCTCCATAAACGTTCAATAAGCTTGTCCAATACAAGTCTGTATTCGGATTCACTGGCTGTTCTAGTGAGCTATTAGGCGGATAGAATGCAGTAGCTTGTGGAAGCAACTGTAATTGATTGCCCAACAATAATAGTTTATAACCATATGGGCTAATCTTTTGTCTAGTTCCAAGCAACAAGTCTTCATCTTGAATATCATCAAGTGCTGCACCCTTAAAGATACTTGCAATAACTTTATGAATGACACCCATCTTCTTGAGCTTACTGGCAGTAGTGAGCCATATAGGCATATAGAACTTCCAAGTCATAACATCAATTGGGTTGCCTGTTCCCTGAGGAATTTGTCTGCTGGTAAAAGTTATACCATCTTGGAATACTGCACTCAGCGAAGTCCAGTCAACAAAGTTATCAGTGCTTTGCAGTTCTAATGCTGGATTGAACAGCGTACCTAATTGTTCAATGATTTCTAACTTTTGATTGTAGTTAGTAGTCCAAAAATCAACAGTGATTCTTAGTGTATATGGAACTGGCATTAATCTTTCAACAGTGAATGCTTGTCCTTGTGTTGTCTCATAGCTTTGAGTATCTTGATTATATGCTCGTTGACGAACATTAACCTTATCAACGAATGTTGGGTCTTGTGTCCACTTTTGATTATACTCTAGTCCACTGATATAGTAAGTAATCATTGGTGCAGAGGGCAAGTTACTTGCACTGTTGTTAGCAATGATAGTGCTTGCTTGTCTGCTTGCGTCACCATACATAATTGGCACACGAAGAAGAATATCGTTACCATTTGGGTCTTTGCCCTTAGTTACGTACCAGTTACTAAAGATTTTAGCAAACTGAATTAAGAACCTTCTTATTTGATTATCGTAAAAATACTGTGCCATCTATTATACTTCCGGGGGTACTGGGTCAAGAGCAGGTCGCAGCACAGATGATAGTGGTTGTGCTTGAGGAACAACTTCTTCAGTGTTATTTAGATAGATTTCACCCTGGTTGTTAATAAAGCCTGACAGCAATGACTTGTCGTCCGCAGTAAATCCAGTATCAGTTCTTACATTCTCGCTTATACGAATCCATAACTTTCCGTCCCAACGATATAGCAATTGAGGCATGTAATCAATGCGTAAGAAATAGTCACCTACTTGTGGATTTTGCGGGAAACTGATTCCAGCACCTACGGGGAAACCATTTGGTGCTTCGCCGTCACCTGTCAGATAACCTGTGCTGTATCCAAACGTTCTAGGACTTGATCTAGTGATATACTGGAATCTAGGATCACAGTCTGCACGATAGTCCATTTGCTGAGTGATATCACCGGTAAAGCCAGGAGCCTCAGGATTCTGATCAGCAGTAGCGTATGTATTATCAGCGGTACCGTATGGCCCTGTGATTATTCCTAATGACTGTACTGCTAATGATTTAGTAGTTTCTACTGACCCAGAACCGCCCTCAGTGCGAACAGGAGCTTCTTCTACCATATTCAAACTAGTTTGAACAAATTTGTCAAGCTTGTCTTCAAAATGGTCCATGTCAGCGGTCATGTCCCAAATACTTTGCAGTGCTTCTTTTTTGATCTTGATGCCGACACTTGGAGTCTTGTACTTTGAGCTACGCATAAACACGACGGTACCTTCTACGGGAACCTCAGTGCCTGTATTGCTTGAAGTGATTACGTCAACAGGCGGAGCGGGCTGATTGGTTTGATCAGACAGCACATTGTTAGCTTTGTATCTACCATATGTGGGTACAATATACAACTTGCTCGTATCGTATCCGGCTTTGGGGACTAGTCTCTTAGCTTCTTCAAGCTGTGCATTGTTGATTGCTATGTTCTTATTGTAGGTTGATAATATGTCAGCAAGATTACCATTAGTAATCTCTTTCCAATATGTTGAATTAGGTGGGGTGACACCCGCCGGGACCTCAATGATAGATTCATAGAGCTTATCACCAAAGTTAATTGTGTAGCCCGGCGGATATGTTTTGTCTTTGTCCCAATTACCGAGATAGTTATCTTGATTAATTGGTTCTTTGAGAATGTCGCTAAATTCTTCACTGTTAACAAGTGGTTCACACTTGATACGCCATAAATGGGGATACCATGTCTGTGTAAAACCTTCACTTGCATAGTTTGCATCGGTAATTTGATAGAATCGTTTCAATGCAACTGGGATAGTCTCATTAAGAGGATTGTAGTCCAACAAGTGTGGTAGTTCCAGTACGTCACCGACCATAAGTTTTCTACCTACAATGTCTATCATATCATTATAGTGGACAGTGATAAAGATTATATCATTATTCAAGAACAACCCAAATTGGCTTAAGTCAAAGTCTAAGTTTTGCACGTTGTAGTGACCGCGCAAGCGATAGATGTTCTTATCATATACTCTATCACGGTTCTCTAAGAACAGCAAGTCTTGGATGTTTAGTGGACTTAGTACATCATAGTTTGGCTGAGTATAGTCAACACTAGTATCGCCGGTAGCTGGGCCTAGATACTTGTGAATGTACAAGTCAGTCCCGCCCACAGTGAATTGTTCGGATATCGTTCTATCTAGGAATCGATAGTCGTTTTGTTTGTTCGAACGGTATAAACTAAGCTTTGGCATATAGTTATTTATCGGAAAAAAAAGGTTGACACTGGTTACCCTTTTTGTTATAACGAATGAATCAACAACAGAAATGAAAGGTTGATCGAAATGAAATTAGTCCCAGCCGAAAAACTTATTATTCCTATGGAAGACCGTCCTCGTTGCATCGAAGAAGGGTGCGACGAACCTGGGCACCACACTGGTAGATATCGTAAATCAGACGGCATGCCATATTTTCGTACTCGTTGCGAAAAGCATCATGCAGAATATCAGGGTAAAAAGAAGGGACAGACTTCACGACAGTGGAGAAATAGCTTTCATCCCTATCTACATCAGCGCAAAGACTATTGCGAAAACATTGATGGGCGCTTAGGTTTTGTTTGCACTACAACCATTACAATGGATGCAATGTTACAAGTAGATCATATCGACGGCTGCCCGGATAATAATGATCCGGAGAATCTGCAAACATTCTGTGCATGTTGCCATATTCATAAGACCGTTACTAACAAGGATTATGCCACTCCCGGACGAAAAACTCTAAAAAATGGTTGACACGGTTACCCAAAACTGCTATAAAGAATGTATAGCAAGGAGATTGTAACATGGCTCAGCAGACGATCAACGAAATCATGAATGAAATGGCAGAAGATATCCGCTGTGATATTCACGGTGATATCTATGGTCACGAACGTTGGGCCGAAGAAATCTTTCGTCTTCGTGCTGAACTTCGCCGCAATCGTGAAAAAGCTATTGAAGATAGCTGGGCCCGTAACCCTGATCGTAGCGGCGGTCAGTATAGCGATGCTGAAATTGCTCGTGCCCGTACGGAGCGGTGGTAATGATTGAAATAGCCCGGGCTATGTTTGCGATTGGACTAGGCATACTGTCTATGATAATTTTTAGAGTCTTTCTTGATGTTTGGAAAGGACGTTGGTAATGGAAGCATTAACCTTTGACGAATGGTATAAAAAGACATACCCCGGCGATTGGGCGTTGGCGCGTGAAGCATTGTCGCCTCCTGCAATAGAACGCTATGAACAAGCAAGTCGGGCATGGGAAGCCTCTCGTGAAAACATCCGTTATTGGGACTTATGACATGAAGTTTCTTGAATTTATACTCACGACATTTGCAGGACGTTTTGTTCTGTTTCTAATGATTGTTGCCGCAGCTTGGGCTTATAAGCTTTTAGGTTGACCCATGACTACTAACGCTTATCTGTTCATGTGGACTCAGTATGGCATTGAAGCCATCGTACCTATCACACAATATGAAGAACAAGACAAGCTTGACACTTGGAACATTCTCAGGGGTCAACCTACGGGCAAGAATCCATTAGACGATATTCTTAGCTCCATGCAACTCAGGGCACGATTCAATCCTGGTCGTCACTATGAAATCTATGCTATGGATTGTGAGGAAGGCATCACCGAAGAACAGTTGTTTGAGTTGTGGGATAGCAACCCTCAATATGCAGCAGACCTGACCCGTGAAAAGGGTGTCTGTATGTTCAATGGTCGCAAGCCATTGCATGAAATCAAGGTTAGGTAATTTTTCGGTTGACAATTACCTATGGCTATTGTATAGTGTATAAGTAATCTGAAATTCAGGAGATAATCTATGGCTCGTCGCCCCGCTCTCATCAAGGCTCGTAAGCCTAAGAAGACCACTGTTCGTGTCGGCAAAGGTCTGACCGTTGCTAAAAGCACTAACACTACTGTTAAGGACCTTCGTCCGAAGGATACTGACATTGTTCATTACGGTCCCGAACCGAATTTCAGTGATAAGCAGCCCAATCCTGAACGCCGCGAAAGCGAACTTGGGAATGCGTATAGTTGGTACTCTCACTTTTATGGTCCTAAGGATGCTAAGATGTTCATCATCCAGTATCTTGAAGATACTAAGGCTGATAAGGAAATCATCAAGCTTGTTCGTAAGGCCCCTGATAATCGCACTGTAACTACTGCTGGTTGGGTTGCTCGTTGTGCTACCCGTGGTCTTATCCTCGAACAGAAGAATATTGATTATATTCAACGGGCAGTTGACATTCTTGTTGACTTTGCTAAGCGCAATGTCAAGGATGATACTGATACTGAAACTGAAACGAAGCCTAAGCGTACTGTCAACATTCAGGAAGTCATGCGTGAAAAGGCTGATGAAGCCCTCGGTGATGTAGAAGCACTGTTTGACGAATTTATTGACGCAGGTTGCCCTAAGGACTTCAACGTTGACAAGCGTGTTGTAGGCGCACTGTCTGCACGTAACGTTCTCCCGCAGCATCTTGCTCTTGCTATTAAGCGTTATCAGCGTCTCCTTGACGAATACCTTGAAGTTCAGGAAGGCAAGTGCGACCAGCTTAAGGAAGCATACAGCAACTACAGTAAGATGCAGATCCGTTATACTATCAAGTTTATCGAGGATATCATCGGTGAATTGAATGGCTATATCAGTCTCAAGCAGGCAACTAAGAAGCCTCGTGCTAAGAAAGCAGTTCCTGTTGAAAAGGTTGTAGCTAAGCTTAAGCACTGCAAGGTATTCAAGGACGATGCTCTCAAGCTTGATCTTACTGGTCTAAGCCCCGTCAAGCTCCATCAGAGCACCGAAGCTTGGGTCTATGACACTAAGAAGCGTAAGATGCATCACTATGTCGCAGACGACTACAGCAAGTGCCTGATGATCAAGGGCAATACTGTTATTGGTTTTGACAAGAAGGAGTCAGGCATCAAGTCGCTTCGCAAGCCTGCTGAACAGATTAAGGCATTGATGGGCAGTAAGCCTGCTGCTCGTAAGTTTTTCAAGGAGATCAAGGCTGTTGAAGCGGTACCAAACGGTCGCTTCAATGCAGACATGATCATCCTCAAGGCATTTTAAAAGGAAAATATATGACAACCCAAATTGATCTAAACAAGTACGCCGATTTTGTTCTTACCGTTTGTTCGGATCCTAGTAAAGCAGTAGACGCATTTGTGTCCCGCGTAAAGG